CCTCTACACCCGCAAGGGCAACCGGCCAGATGGCGGCCAGTTCGGCTTCTCGGTCGCGGGCGGGCGCATCCGCGGTCATGTCGACGGCATCATCGCCGCCGGGCCCGAGGGCTTCGGTCTGACCGTTCCCGCCCTCTGGGAATGCAAGACGATGAACGCGAAGAACTGGCGCGCCTGCGTGAAGGACGGCGTCACGAAATCCAAGCCGGTCTACGCCGCCCAGATCGCGCTCTACCAGGCCTACATGGAAGGAACGGTCCCCGGCATCTCGGCCGCGCCCGCGCTCTTCACCGCGATCAACAAGGACACGGCCGAGATGCAACATGAGCTGTTGCCCTTCGACGCCGATCTCGCGCAGCGCATGTCCGACCGGGGCGTGCGGATCCTGCAGGCGACCGATGCGGGCGAGCTTCTGCCACGCGTCGCGACCACGCCCGACTTCTTCGAATGCCGCTTCTGCCCGTGGGTCGAGCGCTGCTGGGGGCTGCCGGCATGAGCGACGACAGCATCCTGCACTTCAACCCGTGGATGGACTTCAACGACGGGCCACCGTCCGAGAACCCGTTCGGCTGCGACCCCGACCCCGAGCAGATCGCCGTCTTCCTCGACACGGTATTCAGCTGGTGCGAGGGGCTGATCCCGCTGCGCGGCTTCGTCGACAAGGGTCAGGGCCGGGACGGCAAGCCGCACAACATCTGGATCCCGGCCGACGACACCGCGCCCGAGAAACTCGCAACCTTCGCCGGATGGGCGAACCGCGAAGGTGCCGCCGTCTATGTCATTCCCGGCACGGTCGAGGAACAGGGCCAGGCCCGCGCCGCCGATGTGCTGCAGATGCAGGCCGTCGTCGTCGATCTCGACGCAGGCGACATCCCGGCCAAGCTCGACCATGTCACCCGCCACCTCGGCGCGCCCGCGCTCATCATCGAAAGCGGCGGGCGCACGCCCGAGGGTGCGGCGAAGCTCCATGTCTGGTGGAAACTGACCGAACCGGCCGAGGGCGACGATCTCGCCACCCTCTGCCGGCTGCGCGGCGAGATCGCCGTGAAGGTCGGCGGCGACACGCATTTCCGCTCCGCCCATCAGCCGATCCGGGTGCCGGGCACCGTCTATCACAAGCACGGCCACCAGCGCCTCGTGCAGATCCGCGAACATCGCCTCGTCGAGGTGGACCTCGCGGATTTCGCCGAAAAGGTCGCCGAGATGCCGCCGCTGCCCGGTGTGGGCTTCGCCAGCGACGTTGCTGCGCCGACCGCGAAGCCTTGCATCGACGCGGTGCTCACCACGCCGGTGCGCGAAGGCGCGGTCGACGACTGGTCGCGCTTCCAGGGGGCCAGCGCCGCCATCGGCCACTACGTGCGCCTGGTGCACGAGGGCCGCCTCGATCCCTTCGCGGGCTGGGAGGCGATCTGCGGCTACAACGCCGCCATGTTGCGCCCATCCTGGCCGCTCGATCGGCTGCAGGCCGAGTCCGAACGGCTCTGGGAGCTGCATGTGAAGCGCAACGGTCCGCCGCTCCTGCGCGCGGCCCGCGTCGACGCCCCGGCCAGCCCGCTGCCGACCTTCAGCCTCGGCGCTCTGCTCGACGACACGAGCCCCATGCCCGAGGACGTCATCGGCCCCCGCGTGCTGACGCCGGGCGGGCTCCTGGTGCTGGGCGGCGCGCCCAAGGTCGGCAAGAGCGACTTCCTGATCTCCTGGCTCGTGCACATGGCGGCAGGCGTGCCGTTCCTCGGCTTCATGCCGCCCCGGCCGCTGCGCGTGTTCTATCTCCAGGCCGAAATCCAGTACCACTACCTGCGCGAGCGCATGCAGCAGATCGCGCTGCCCGCCGCCGTGATCGCCACCGCGCGCGACACCTTCATCGCTACGCCGAAGCTGAAGCTGCTGCTGGACGCGGAGGGTGTCGCCCGCGTGGCCGAGGCGATCCGGGCCGCATTCCCCGACGCGCCGCCCGACATCATCGTCATCGACCCCATCCGCAATCTCTTCGACGGCGGACCTGAGGGGGGCGGCGAGAACGACAACACCGCCATGATGTCCTTCCTGAAGGACCGGGTGGAACTTCTCCGCGATGCCGTCAATCCGGACGCAGGCGTCATCCTCGCCCACCACACCCGCAAGGCCAGCAAGCACCAGGTCAAGGACGATCCCTTCCTCGCGCTCTCCGGCGCCAGCGCGCTGCGCGGCTTCTACACCTCGGGGCTGCTCATGCATCGCCCCGACGAGGACAGCACCGTCCGCAGACTGGAGATCGAACTGCGGAACGGCCCTGCGCTGCCGGGCAAGCTCATCGACAAGGTGAAGGGGGAATGGGTCGAACTGAACCCGTTGAACGAGCGCCTGGTGCGCAAGGAGGTCGGCGCCAAACTCGATGCCGAGCGGCTGCGCAAGCATGATGTCATCCTCGGCATGTTGCTTGATGAGGCGGCGAGCGAGCGTCTCTACACCGCGATGCAGTTCGCCGAGACCTTCGAGAACCGGGGCGGTCTGGGCAGCAAGCACACGATCCGTGAGCGCCTCAGCGTGCTGGCGACCAAGGGCTTCGTGAAGTTCCTGCGCGACCCCTCGGGGTTCGGCTTCCCCGTCACCCGGTCCCGGTTCGGCTATCTCTGCGTCGAGGGCATGCAGTTCGGCGCGCCCGACGAGCATGTCGATCCGGACACCGGCGAGGTCACCACCCAGGCCCGTCCGGTCCTGCCCAGCCACTTCAAATGCCCCCAGTCCGGGCTCTGCCTGCAGGTCGAAAACCCCGCCGTCTGGGTCTACCCGGAGGGGCTCGAGGACGACCTCACTCATATGAGCGAGGCCTGACTCATATGACAGCGCCAACTGTGCACTCAATGAAATCAACGGGTTACGGGAAAATAAGAGTCAGGTCCCGAACTCATGCCCGAAGACTTCATGAAGTCTTATTCCGTAACGATTTCAGCCACTTGAATACCCCGGAACAGTTAGGTGTCAAACCCCCATACTACGTATGGGAGGGCCACCCCACAGGGTTGGCCACTCCTCCCATACGTCCGGGCCAGCCGCGCGCGCCGCCGTGACGGTCTGTTGTGCTGCCCGATCCGACGACGGCGGCCCCGTACCGCCAAGCACCAGACCGCCGTCGTCTTCCACCACCACAGGCCACCGGCAAAGGAGACCCATCATGGCTCAGCCGACTCTGATCCCGAATTGCGACGGCGCAAGGTTTGAATCGCTGCCGCTCGACGCCCCCCGCAACCGCTGCATCCTCGCGCTCGACCTCGGCACCTCGACCGGCTGGGCGATGCGCGGGCATGACGGCCTGATCACCAGCGGCGCCGTCTCGCTGCGCCCCGGCCGCTTCGACGGCGGCGGCATGCGCTACCTGCGCTTCACCAACTGGCTGACCGAAATCGACCGGCTCTCCGGTCCTGTCGCCGCCATCTGGTTCGAGGAAGTCCGCCGTCACGCGGGCACCGACGCGAGCCACATCTACGGCGGGCTCATGGCCACGCTGACCGCATGGGCCGAGCTGCGCGGCGTGCCCTACGAGGGCGTCCCGGTCGGCACGATCAAGCGTCACGCCGCTGGCAAGGGCAACGCCGACAAGGCCGCGATGGTCGCCGCCGTCCGCGCCCGCGGCTTCAGCCCGGCCGACGACAACGAGGCCGACGCCATCGCGATCCTGCTCTGGGCGATCGAGACGAACGGAGGTGTCGCATGAGATGGCATCCCCACGGCTTCGGCGGCCGCCGCCGGGATCCCGAGCAGGTCAAGCGCGAGGGCTGGCAGGAACAGGGCGTCTTAGCGGTCTCCGCCGATGACGACCGCCTCACCTGGCCCGAGCGTGAGCTTGTCCGACAGCTGGGCGAGAAGCTCTATGGCCCGCGCCCTTCCGACAGGGAGGCGCGCCATGGCTGATCGTGAATGGACCGCCGACTGCGTCGCCGATCATTTCGAGGAGGCGTTCCGCACCCTGCGCAAGCTGCCGCCGGTGACGGCGCAGGGCTATTTCAACACCTGGCCCGACATCGTGCGGACCACCCGCGAGATCGCGGCGATGGAACCCCAGCCGATGCGGGTCTGGCCCTCGGCCGCCGCGATCACCCGGCTCGAGCAGACCTTCGACTGGGTGCTCTGGATCGAGGAGGCGGAGCGCAAGCTGGTCTGGTCCCGGGCGGCCCGCGTGCCGTGGAAGCAGATCAGCGGCGAGCTTGGCTGCGACCGCACGACCGCCTGGCGTCGCTGGCAGCTGGCGCTGACCAAGATCGCCGCGCGCCTGAATGCGCAGTGACTCCAATGTGTTGCAACACTTTTTCCTTCGACATCTGCAACATGATCGTGCTATCCCGAAGGCAAGATGGGGAGAGTGCGCTGGAAAGCTCGCTCTCCCCTTTGCGTTGACGGGGGCCTTCTGGACCCCGGTATCCAGCGAGGGGTCCGGCCGGGGTCCACCCCGCGGCAGTTTCCGGTTCCTCTCATGTTCGTTTGTCAAGTTTTTCGCGCGATGCGATGTTCCGGCGGCCTCATCGCTGCCGGGGATCGTCGATGTGTGCGGCGCGCATGGCTGGGGACAGAGCCTTTCAGACGACGGTAGATCA